GTAGATATGTGGAATATTCAATTCCTTTTTAATAATCTCTGAGTAAGTTGACTTACCTGAACCTGGTCCTCCAATCAAAATGATTTTAGGTCCGTTGATTGCTTCAAAAAAGTATTGTTTAAACGATTTCATTTGTTCTTTTTATATCCTGTTCCTGTTTCTCTATTGCCCCATCTCTTCTGCCAAGCATAGTTACTAAATCTAACACCAATGGTTTCAATAATATTGTAATACCAATCTAATATTCTAACCATTAATTCCAACCTTTCGGCATTGTAAAGTTCTGTCTACTAAATTCTAGTCTGTCTACAAGTTTAACTGCACCAGCAACTCTATCAACTGCAACATAACCCTCAGGTGCTGTTACTCTGAAACCATTTCCGTCACGTAGAAGTGACCAATCTGTTGTATCTGTGCCAACTTATGTACTAAGGTTGTCTTTGCAATACCTAATGTAATATGACTTGCGATTGCAAAATACAAAGCACTTCTATTTCTATCAATGAAATCTAAACCTTTTTTCTTTGCAGCTATATATGGAGCTTTACCTTTTTCAGTTTTTCTACTATCTATTTCTGCTGTTAACATATTTTCATAGTAGTCTCTGAATTGGTTTTGCATATCTTTAACTCTGCCCATATCACCTTTAGTATTACGTAGGTAATAGTTGAAGTAAGTTTTTAATCTGTAACCAACGGAGTTGACATCATTGATATCTTTTGACATAGCATTTAACATTGGAGCTGCCTTTGCTAAACTACCTTGTGCCATTCTAATCTGTGCGTCAAACTTAGAAAGTTCACCTTTATTAAATGTAACTGAACCTGACTTGTCTGTATAACCAGCAGACGCCAACCATACATTTGTACCACCACTTCCTTTGATTGTACCGAAACCAGCAGATAATGATTTCATATCTTTACCACTATACGAGGTATGAAATACAATCCCCATCTTAGCTCTTATAATTTGTTTAGCTAATTTGCTATCTTTAGGTACTGCATATGTAATTGTGTTTGGTGTGAATGAAATCATTGTTTGACCATCCATGTTTACAGTTTTAATATCATCTGTAAATAGTAGGTCGCCTTGTAGAATACCTTTAATGTTTAACTTACTAAGGTATCGTAGGCAGACTTCTAATTTTTGTGCAACAACACCACCATGGTTTTGTCTAATGTCGCCGACTGTGTAATTGATTTTAGGATTTACATTGAATACAGATTTTGTACCAACGAAAAACTTTCCGTTTTCTGGATTAATACCACATATAATGGCAGGTGCACCGTCCCATTTGACAGTCATGTTGACTTTACCACCAACATTACCTGCTAGCATGTTTCTAACAGAAGTTAGAAATGCTATGGCATTCTTTCCACCATCAACACCTCTATTAATGATATCATCTTCTAGGTGTTCTAGGTGTGTATTCTTATCTTGGGTAAAAAACCCTTTAAAACTAAACATTTACTTCCTCATTTCCCTTTAATTATGGGTCCATTATACTATAAAGTTTGGTGTTTGGCAACCACCTCAATCAATTCATTAACAAAATACACTAATATTTAGGCGTTTTATTTCTCTAAACCGTTATATTTCACAGCAAGATTGTAAAATTGTCCTAATTTATGTTCTACTCCAACCTTATTGGTACGTACAGACATTTTCATTTCACCTATTAATGATGTACCGTCATATAAACATAGATTAAAATTCTGTTTTGATGATGTACTTGGTTTAGCAATTACATTGGTAACCTGTGCAAGTAATACATTTAATTGGTTACTATCTTTAACCTCGGTATAGGTATCATTGATTGCTTTGATAATCATAACAGGCACCTCTGATTGTTTTAGTATCTGTGTTCTACAATACTTACGAAACAATCTTAAATCTTTTGTCATAGTATAACCAACTGCGTTTCTAATTATAGTTAGACCAGTGTCATATAGTTTTTCATAATCTGTTAAGTAATTCTTTTCAAACTCTCTTAGAATATCTAATGTTGCACCTTTTGTTGTAGTATCATAACCTATTTCTTTTAAACCTGGTATTTTAGAGTATACATTTTTCCATAAGGTAGCTCTCAATTTTGTTTTTGCTTCACTGTTAGAATTGAAAAATGTATATATCGGATTAACATATGTATTTAATAATGGTTCTGCACTTGATGATGAACCTGCTTTCAAACTTACACCTAAAAACTTAGAAGGCATAAACTCAATTACAATATCTGCTGGCGAATTTGCTGGCACGCCTGCTGGTTTTTTTCTGTATGTCCACCAAACATTCTTAACTCTTTGTGTCTTTGATATGTCAAGTAAGAATTTATTGATTGCAATTGCATTGCTCATCTTCATTGAAAACAAAGATGAATCAGGCATTAAGGCTATAAAATCTTCACCAGCTTTTGCCTCTGTAGATGATAGATAACACTTCTGTTGTGCCTGTTTTAGTTTAGATATTTTTTGGTAGATAGTATTGATGTTGGTATCTTTAATATTATTAAGATACATTAAACATGGTACTAGTTCTGTAATCGTAGCATTCAAAGTGGTCTCTGTCATACCACCAGACTTAGGTTTATAAACGAATCTATAACCTTGTGGACCTAATGCGAATTCTGTGATGTCCTCAGAAGATAAAGAAGTCTTATATTGTTTATATAATATCTTATCTTTTTTAAGGGCAGCTTGGACCAGACGGCGAGTGTTAGCTCTGTCGTTAGTCTGTAAATAAAATACCTTTGCAACTCTAGTATGCTTCTTGGCCTGTTCTACTAATGTAGCTGTACCTTTAGCGGCTAGTTGTGTTAAGTAAACTTGTTCTTTGCCAGTAATCATGTGTTCTCCTTGTACTATTTAGGTACATTGGATAACACACTTTAGTGGTTTGGCAAGTCTATTTTATAGGTAATTTACCTTGTGAAAGGAATGAGGGAATACCACCGGAAACAATCCAAAGCTTATGTTTGTTGTGAAACTTACAAAGTTTATCTGCGTCTTCTTCAAAGAAACAAGTACGTAATATTAGGTTACTAGGTTGTTCTACAACCTGCCACAATATCTTACGTCCTTTTTTTGTTAACTTCTTTATATACTTTAGTTCTTCTTCCAACGAGCCTGGTCTCCTATCACCTTTATGAAATCTTACTTTTTGAGTTTTCTTTTTAGTCATATTATAATTTGAAGTCTGAGAATTTGTCGTATGCTTTCTCTTTCTTTTCAAATGGGTCTTTCGTTTGGTTACTATCTACTATATTTTGAGCTACTTGACCAACGTCAAACAATCTCATCTTACTTCTATCAACACCAATAATGAATGACCTGTTACTACTAGGGTCATTATATCGGTTCTTTAATTGTTTAACTTTCATTTGACCTAGGGCTTCTAGTTCATCATTACTAATTAAAGCAAACATAAAGTCTGCCGTTGCCGGTAGACCAAATGATTCTGAGGTATCTTCTAGTCCAATATCAGTAGAAGTAAATCCACTTCTAGTAGTCTGAGTTGCACTAAAGATAGGAACATCATGTTCCACTGCTAAACCTCTAAGTTCTTCTGCAATAGATTTAACCATTGTGTATGAATTGATATTACCACCTTTAAATCTTGCACTAGCACAGATATTTAGGTAATCAATAAACACCACATCTGGTTTAAAACTCTTCTTCAATGCAAGTTCATTAATCAATGCTTTGAAATGACCACTATGAGCAGAGGCTGTTGGATATTCTTTTATAATTAACTGACCAGATGTTTTATCTGTAATCTTTTTCATTCTAGTATCGTACATATCTTTTGACATGACATGTAGGTCTTCCATAGATACGTCAAGTAAGTTAGCGTCAATACGTTCAGCAATTCTTTCTTCTGCCATCTCTAATGTGATGTAGAGTACATTTAATCCTTGTGTTAGATATGCACTAGCACAATGACACATGAACAATGATTTACCTACACCGGTACCTGCAAGAGCAATGTTTAATGTCTTACTTGGAACACCACCTTTGGTAATTCTATTCATGTAATCTAAATCAAATTGATACTTCTTCTCTTTAGTATGGTACCATTTAAATCTGTTTTCTGCGTCTTCAATGTAATCGTGACCAACTGACTTATCAAATGATACAGCTAATGCCTCTGAGAGTATATGAGGTATGGATTCTGGTGTATTATTTTTATCTTTCTTATCTAAGATTTTAATACCTTGAAGTACGGCATTATGTACGGCACGTTCTTTACAAAACTTTTCTGTGGTATCTACTAACCATTCTGTATCTACTTCGGTAGATTCTATGGTACCAATGTAATTTTTAATTAACTTAAACTCTTCTTCGTTAATATCTCTCTTAGTATTAAGTTCAATAGAGATGGCCTCTTTCGTAGGCAAGTTATTATACTTTTCAACAAATTGGAATACCTCTTTAAATAGGATTGCTTCAGTCCTATTATTAAAGTATTCTTCTTTAACAAAGGGTAATACTCTACGTGTATATTCTTCGTTATAAAAAAAGTTTGATATAATTGTTTGCTCTATTCTACTCATTAATTACTGTCCCATTTTCTATTTGTTCTGCCAAAATTTCTAATAAAATATCACCAATGTAATCTATAAAGTCTTTGTTATCAAGCAACTCTAAATCATTAGGGTTTCTGTCAATCGTATAGTCAAACTTCATAGGCAATGTACCATCAGGTTTCTCTTCTTCTGGTGGTGCAAATGCTACTCTGCCATAATGGAAGATTACGTCTTCGTATTCGCCTTCAAGGAGTTTTACACAAGAGTGTTCATCTCCTTCTTTCTGAGCGAATGTATAACGTTTACTCTTCGTCTTGGCCGTAGGAGAATTTTCTTTTTGCTTGGTCATTAATTTTCTCTAATACTTCTGTTGTAAAATACTTCGTAGGGTCATCATTAATATTCTTACCAAATACTTTTGTGCCATCTGGCATTTCATATCTAGTAGATACTTTCTTAAATACACCTGCTTCTTCAGCGAGTTCAATAAGACCATAATATTTGTCAAGTCCACGTTTGTATGTCAACTTAACATCTATCATTGCGTTCTCTTTGGTCAAACGTGACTTAAAGTTTTTACAATGAATAATATTACCAACTACTTCTGTGCCTTCTTTTTCTTTTCTTTTACTTAGATAGATAATTGAAGAGGCTGCATATTTTAAACCTGAACCGCCACCCATTTCTTTCTGAGGGAACATAGAACCGATTACATCATATGTATGGTTGGTCATAATCATTGGAATGCCAGCCTTACCTAATTTCAATGTCAATACTCTGAACGTTGACTTAACAATTTGTGACCTTGTCATGTCTCTTGTCTCTTTGCCTGAAGCAGTATCTTCCATCTCTTTTGTAGTAGATAACATACCTAAACTATCAAGTACAAATAGTAATGGTTTCTTTTCTGCTTTACTTTGTAAGGCATACTTGTCAACCACTTTGATTGCTTGACTTCTAAAGTCTTGCACTGTTGCAACTGGTACAACTACCATTCTTTTACTATCAATACCTCTATCTTCAATCATCTGTTTTGAGATTGCTGATTCTGATTCAAAGTAAATAACACCTGCTTCGGGGTCTTTATCTAGGAATGCTTTACAGATACCTAATGCAAAGAAAGTCTTTCCGGTTGCGGCTTCGCCGGCGATTGCTGTGATTTTGTTTGCTGGCATACCACCAAATATTGAACCTGAAAGTAAAGCGTTGAAAGCATAACTTCCGGTGTCAATGAAACTAGTAACGTCAGCACCGTCTACACCATCACTTACTAGTGTGGCATATTCATTACCTGTCTCTTTAATTATATCATTTAAAAAATTACTCATATTTTCTCCTTCATTGTTACTAATATACCATAGTTTATCATAAAAGTCAAGCGTAGGATTATCTGATAATGTCTATCTTACTATCTTTAGTCCAGACCTCTAGGTCGTTTCTAAGACGGCCTTCTTCTTTGATTTTGTTATATCTTTTGATTGCTAACTTTCTCCACCATGCAATGATACTATCGACATTGTATCTATCATAGTTCTCTGCTTTCTTTATCTCGGTGGTCTTACCATTTACTATATCTATATAGTTCTCTATACCATAACTACTTGCATAGTATCTTTTTTGTTCAGTAAGTTTTTTAGCATTTGCAATCGTAAGTTTAAATTTTTCTAAGTCATCACCTTCAAGTGCTTTCTTTACTAGACCAATAATACCAGTGGTCATTTTAAGTTTACGACTTGAAGCACCTTCTTTAACTAGTGTGCCTTTGCCTACAACATTTTCTACATAAGCAACCATATCTAAGTAAGGTTTACCATGTAACATAGGAATAAAATCTGACATTGTATTGCCTTTGTATCTTAAAAATGGTTTCATACCATCATACATTGAGGCACCTTTTGTATTACCATACAGTGATGTAGTCTCAAACAATACTAAATTCATATCATACTTTGCATTAAGTTTTTCTCTAACCCAATGTGAACAACATAGACCGGCAAGTAACTTACCACCAAGGTAATTATAACCAAATGGTTGACAAGGCACGATTACAAATCCCATCATTGCTGTCTTGTTAAATATTTTAAGGTCAGGTACATTACCTAACATTACATTACGAGGTTTACAGTTGATAACTGGAGAACCAAATCTCATAAAACCTACCCATTTGCCTGTCTTCTTCTCTTTGACAGCCAACTTTAAACTTTTACCAGGAATACTTACCATATTACTATGACTACTAATCATATTAATACAGGTGTCCCATGTATGATTGTCTAGTTCAACAATCTCTAA